TGCTGCCCCCCCAGCCCGCCGCCTCCCCTGCCGCCCGGCTCCACCTCGTACACCCCCCGCAACTCCGCCGACAATCGCGGCAACTCCATCTGCGCCAACCCCCGCATCGCCTGCCCGATCCCCGTCAGCCCCAGCTCGAGCGGCGTTGGGGACCCCGGCTGCAGCCACCATGGCAGTTCGATAGCGTTGAATTTATCCGCCACCTTCTTCAGCCACCCGATCACTTTATCAATTGCCTTCCCAATCGCATCAAACGCCGCTGAGATCACTGGCAGAATCGTATTCCCCAGTTTCTCAAGTATCGGCCCCACAGTCTCCCGGATGGTTTTGGCAATCTTCTCGAACACTGGAATCACACTATCCTGAATGAATCCCCACACCTTATCCAATGCTGGCTTCAACACATTCTGCCACAGCCCCGCCAGCGCCTCGATTGCTTTCCCCAGCACCGCCTCCGCCACATCGGCCAGTGCCTCGAATAGCGGTACCACGTGGTCCTGAATGAATGCCCACACCGCAGTTATCGCCGGCAGCAGCGTATTCGTCCAGAAATCCTTCAGCGTCTGGATCGCCGCTGGCACATTCACCTCCAGCCATTCCCACAACTTTTCGATAATCGGGAAGGCGGTATTTTGTACCCAGTTCCAGACTGTTTGAATCGCCGGCAGCAATACATTCGTCCAAAAATCCTTCAGCGTCGCGATCGCCGCCGGCACATTCACCTTCAGCCATTCCCACAGCGTCGCCAGCGCCGGCAGGATCACATTATTCCACGCATCCGTCAGCGCCGTCCGGATGCCCATCCAATCTGTCTCCCACGCCTGGCGGAGGAGGGCCACGATCGCCACCGCCGCCACGAACACCGCAATGATCGGCGCCACCGCCGCGATCACGCTCCACAGCGCCGGCAGCACCACCGACGCAATTGCCGCGCCCAATACGAACAAGACATCCTTCAGTTCCACATTCTTGCTGATCCAATCGAGGACCGGCGCCAGGAACTCCGCCACCTTCTCCCCGAATTGCACGATCCCATCCACGACGGCCATAATCCGCCCCGCAACCTCCTCACCGAACGCCATCTCCAGAGCACCACGCAATGCCTCAAGCGGACTATCACCGCCCTGCAGCAGCATGAAGAAATCATTGATCACTCCCGATATAGTCTGAACAGCAGGAGCCAGGGTATTCTCGAGGAAGTCGGTCAACAACGGTAGCACAATGTCCGCCAGTTTTGTACCGGCTCCCATCACGTTTTCGAAGGCCGGCAGCAAGGCCATCCCCATACTGTCCTTCGTATCCTGGATCTCCGCCCTGAACCTGGCCATCTTCGCCGCCGCCGACTCCGTCACCTCCGGCATACTCGCCGTATTGGCGGCCAGCTTCTCCAGCACCACGTTCATCATCCCGGCCTGGAGCTGCGTCTTATCCAGCGCGCCGGCTTCCACCCCATACATCGTCGCCGCCCGGTCCGTCGCCTCCGCCAACGTCACCTGGATCCCCAGGTTGTCCAGGATCATCGGGCTGAGCCGCCCCACGCCCTTCACCAGGCTATCGAGCATGAATCCCATATCCTGGCCCGTCGCCGCGCTCACCTTGCCCAGGTACCCCATCGCGTCGGGGAGCTGCACGGCAAAATCCGTGCTTACGAGCGCCGCCGCCTTATTGAACGACAGCATCAGATCGCGGTTGCTCACCATCCCCGCGCTGCCCCGCTTCAGCGCCGCCAGCATCTCATCCGTCCCAATCCCCGCGCTCTCGGCCAGCCCGTCGAATGCTTGGCTGATCCCCTCCACCGGTGCCGCATCAATCGTAATCTTTGCCAGCGCCGCCCCCAACCCGAGGACCGCCCCCGTCGCCATGGCGATACCGCCCAGCGCGGCCGTGCCCAGCCCCTGGAACGCCTTCCCGGCGCCGCCGACGATCCGCTCGATGGCGCTATCCGTCTTCCCCCGCGCCTCCGCCAGATCCCCGTCCAGCTTATCCAGCGTCGCCCGGATCGCTATAGTCGCTCGCCCTAACTCTGCCTCAATCCCCATTCTTCATCGTGTATTTCTTCATCCGCGGTTCCATCCGCGGTTCCCATCGTGTTTTTCTTCATCCGTGGTTCCATCCGCGTTCATCCGCATTTGTCTGCGTTTATCCGCGTTCCCATTCCCCGCTTCAACTCCTCATGCTCCTCCCGTCTCTGTTCCAACTCCTCCCCTGTTAGCGGCCGTGCCTTCCCACCCCCCATCAAACGCTGTAATGCCGGCAGCCGCTTCGCGCGCGACAGCGCCGCCACGTGCCACGCCAGCCACACGTCTCGCCGCTGCTCCCGCTCCATCCGCCAGGCCGCCGCCTCGATCACGGCCGCCGTCTCGCGCGGCGTCAGCGCCCAGAATTCTGCCACGCTGACGCCGCACTTGAGCGCTTCCGCCAGGAACGCCTCCCACGAAAAGCGTCCCCGGCTCAAGCGTTTTTTGGCTCTGGCTCCCCGGCCCCGTACCCGAGCACCGCCGCCACCGCCTCGCATACTGCGGTGACCACAGGGGCGAACCCGGCCTCCTCCAGCACCTCGAACGCTCTGGTAATGCTGATCGCCGGTCCACCTTCCCCCGCGTCTCGCCTGGCCGCTTCCATCCCGGCCCGCAGCAGGTGCGCCGTCTCCGTGATACCGGAGGTGCCGTCCCCGAATCCCTGAGCGATTGCGATGATGGACCTCTTGAGTTGCCCCTCCACCTCGGCCAGCGCTCGATTCGTAAACAGCACCCGCACCTCACGCTCGCCGGTCTGGATCGTCGCCTCTCCGCGCGCCCCACTCACGACGTCAACTCCGTCCAGAACCCGTCAACCGTCAGCGAGACACTGATCGTCGCCTCCCCCTGGTCGGGGAAAGCCTCACTCAGGCCCGTGATCAGCGCATCGGCGGTCTCCAGCGTGATATTGTCCTCCTGCCGTGCCACCAGGATCAAGTCCCCGTTGCGCATCGCATCCTTCAGCGCTTGGTAGTCCGCGTTCGTCGGCACATACAGCGCATCCAGGCTCAGGCTTGAGCTATACCGCCCAGGCAGCACCCGCTTCGCCCTGGAATCCTTCGATGAGACGTCAATCTCCTCCGTCGCCTCCTCGAACGTCACGTCCCGCTGCGAGCCTACCACCTCATAGACCGGTAGACTCGGCGTGCCAGTGTTCACCAGCAACAGTACATCAGTCCCATTCATAGCCATTGTCCAAACCTCCTATCTGAAATCCATCCGTGTTCATCCGCGTTCGTCCGCGTTTTCCGCGTCCCTCTCTTACGTTTCTTCCAGAGTGAGACTTACCGTCACAATCCGCCCATACGCATCCTGCGCGTCCGCCGCCATCGGCCCCGAGCAGAACGCCATCACCCAATCGAAATCCGTAATCGCCAAAACCTGCCGGTGCAGCAGCGCCCGCACCCGTTCCGCGATTGCCTCCACCAGGATCGCGCTCCCGGATGCCTCCGTATAGCAGCGCACATCCCGCACCGCCACCCGTCCCCTGGTGGTCTTCGTGTCCCATGGCGACTGCGCCACCTCCCCCGCCGTCACAATGTACGGCAGCACCGCATCCCCCGGCGCCGGGTCCGTCGTAAAGATCGCCGGCTCGCCGTTGTACGTGGTCAGCAGCCCCGTCAGCGTCGGATCCCCCGCCAGCACATCATAAATCGCCTCAGTCAGCGCGCTCACTTATCCTCTCTATCCTTCCGATCTGCGTTCATCTGCGTTCGTCTGCGTTCTCCGCGTCCCTGATTTCCCTTCCTCGCTTGATCCCCAGCGCATACGCATAGTGCACGATCGTCGCCATCATCAGCATAGCCTGCGCGCCCATCGTGAGCGCGGCGTTTGTCTGCCTCATCCCGTTTCCCCTGGCCATCATCCACAGCATCAGATAGGCTGCCTTAATTCCCCTCACCAATGTCCCGTACTCCTCCAGAGGAGGAGACCCAATAATTGCGTCCGCCGTCTCCGAATCACAAAGCCCCAACGCCTGCTCGACCAGAGTGCGTGCCTCGTCCAATTCTTTCGGCATAACCTCATCCATCCTTCCTATCGTGTATTTCTTAATCCGTGGTTTCATCCGCACAGCATCTTGATGATTGCCTTGAAATTATTCATCAGCGCCGGCCTCAGCCACGGCTGCGCCGCCTTCGCCCTGCTCCCGACCTCGATCCACCATCCATAATCGCTGCCCTTCTCCCCCTTCGTAATCCCCACCAGCCCCTCGACCACGTCCCCCTCGACCTTCACCACACTGGTCAATCTACCCATCGCCAGCGCCCGCCTATATCGGCGGCCGAATTCTGGCTCCTGAATACGCAGTAGCCGGCCCCGCGCGTCCACCTCCACCACGTGCGCCGCCGCCTCCATCCTGGTGGCGACCTCCTCCCGTACCTGATCCACCACCTGCCGCTGCCGCCACTCCGTAATCGCGCTCATATCCAACCCTCAAATGCCCACCAGGTGATCAAACGGCCTTTCGATAGACCTTTTCGCCCTTCGATGCGCCCTTCACCGCCCATCCTTCCGATCTGCGTTCATCTGCGTTCGTCCGCGTTCATCTGCGTTCCCTCTTATCGTGTATTTCTCCATCCGTGGTTCACGTCCCCGCTTCCTTCTGCCTCTCCAAACAATCCACCTCATAATGATGCTCCGCCTCTGACGGCTCCCTGATCCCGAGCACCTCCACCACCAAAGTCCCCCACGTCACCCGGTCCCCCCGCACAATATCCCCTGGCCGCGTGTACAACACGTGCGTGATCTGCTCCTCCTCCGCATCCGCCCGCACCCGCTCGTTCGCCGTCGCCGGCCGCATCCTCCCCCACACCGTCCCAATCCCTATATAGGTGATGGTCCATCCCCCCTGCCCATCCCCCACCCGCGCCCGCCTCTCCACCGTAAATTCATGATTCAGCAGCGCATCAAACGTCCCCATCCGTCCCCATCAATCCTTCCGATCCGCGTTCATCCGCGTTCATCCGCGTTCATCTGCGTGCCCATCCTCATTGTGCCATGTACCGATACCGATTCAGAATGTCCTTCTCACTGAGGAGGAGCATCCGCGCCCCGCTCGCCCCCATCAGCCCCTCCCCGACTCCCCCCCCCGCCTCGCTCGCGTATGACACCGAATAGTCCCCCAGGCTCATTGCACTCACCCCCGGCACCCCCGCCGTCTCTGCCGCCTTCAACCCCGCCTGGTACGCCCTGCTCGCCGCCCGCGTGCACACCGCCACAATGTCGTCAGGGAGCGAATCATAAGCATCGTACCCATGCGTATAGACAATGGTCACAATCTGTATTCCCATCGCCCAGTCCTGGTCCACCCGGTGCAGAATCCCGAACTGCCCCAACAGATAATCGTCCTCGACCACCAGCGCCTCTTCGTCCTCGATCACCTCCGCCACTTGCGTGACCGGCAATTCCGGCAGGAACACCCGCGTCCCCCCCGCGCAGTCCAGCGTGACGATGTCATCCACCACCTCATCAATGTGCTGGTGGCAATAATTGCGAATCGCCTCCGTCGCCTCCGTGATCGCCCGCACCACCGACGCGACCTTATCCGCCCCCGTGATCGTAATCTGAAGAAAATTCTCCACGTCCTGCACCGTGCAAAAATTAGCCATCCCCCTGATCCTTCCGATCCGTGTTTATCCGTGCCTGTCCGCGTTCATCCGCGTTCGTTTTATCCTCCGCTGGCCCCTTCTTCATCTTATCCTCAGCGCCCTTCCTCCGCTTCCTCCTCCCCTGCTCCCCCGCTCCCCCGCTCCCCTGCCTCCTGCCTCCCTGCAGCGTCGCATAATACGCCTTCACCTTCTCCTCATCCCCCGCATGGCATTTGACCGACCGCCCCGGTCCAATTGCCACCGTCACCAGCGGCCTGAACACCTTCCGGATACTCCGCGCCGTCGCCACGTCGTGCTGCGCCCGGTACTCCTCCTCCGCCAGCCACGAACGCGGCAGCGCGCAAAACTTCGGCTTCACCATGTGCAGCGCCCGCAGGAACGCCAGCCGCTCATCCCCATACCGGCATTCCCCCCGCCACGCCTTCATCAGCGCCATCCCGGCCTCATTCGCTCTCACGAACAGTAGCCCCGGCTCGTAGACGAGGAGCCGCAGATCCAGCGTCACCGCCTCCGTCCGTTTCCGCTCCTCCGCCGTCCCCAGATCGGCGGCCAGCACCCCATACCGCCACAGCGGCGCCGCCGCGTCCCACCGCTCCAGGAAGTGAAACCCGCTCGGCAGCAGGTCCCATGGAACTGTATAGTCGGCGCTCACGAACAGCGTGTACCCCCACGGCAGTGACCAATTCCCGCCCTTCTGCACCGCCAACCCCAGTTTACGCGCATGGCTCATCGAGATCTTCCCATCCCCCCGCATCACCACGATCCCGCGAGCGTTCATTGAACCTCCGCCTTAATCGCCTCTAACGTGCCCTTAATCGGCTCTAACGCCACGTAGAACGACGTCTGCGCCTTATTCACCACCGGCTTCTTCACGTAGCGCCATTTCTGCGCCGTATAGAACCCGTACTGCTTTCCACGTCGCGTCTCTGGGCAGAACTGATCCAGTGACCGCACCGTAAAAAACCACCGGTGCGTCGGGTCGTCGTGCGCCTTCTCCGCGCTCCAGAGAGGCAATTTCAAACCCAGAATACCACCCGGGCGCAGCAGCCGCCAGCACTCATTCAGTGACGCCACCAGATCAATATCCAAATGCTCCAGCACCGCCGACGCCACGATCTGATCGAATGACTCATCCGCCCATGGCCATGGCAGCATATTCAGATCGTGCGCCACGTCAATCTCCGGCCTATGTTTGTGGAGATCGTGGTTGACAACTCCATCGCCGGACAGGAGTTTATTCCCACATCCCAAATTAAGAATATCCATTCAATCCTTCCGATCCGCGTTCATCCGCGTTCATCTGCGTTCATCTGCGTGCCTTCTCATTCCAGGCAGCGGGCGAACTCGCTCCCCTCAATCGCCCCCCGCACCGCCTCCCAATTCGTGATCATCCCCGCCAGCGGCTGCGCATTGATCCGCGTCAAATCGCATCCCAGCGCCACGCATCGCACCCCCAGGAACGTACAAATCCGCTTCCCCATCCCGTCCGCCAGCGTGGACGCCGGCCCCACGATCTCCTCGTATGTCAATCTCAGCGGCTCCAGCCCGCCCAGTTGCCCTTCCGCCCGCTGATCCTGCTCCAGCAGCCCCCGCGCCGCCCTCAGCACTAGGTGCGGCGCCAGGTCCATGTGGACCGGCTCCACGCGCCCGAACGTATGCTGTGGCCGCTCGATCCGTCCCCCCCGCGCCATCTCATTCAGCAGAACGCTCACCGCCTGCCGGATCGTATTCTCCCGCCGCAGCCAGATGATGGGAATCTTCCTGATGTAATCCCACACCTCCGAGAACGCCTGCTGGTACGTGAGTTTGCACATGCTCACCTGGTACCCCTGCATGTGCGTCAGGCAGTATAACAGCTTGCCCCTGTCCGCCGTCAAATGCGTGTGCCACAAGCTCGTGTGGTGGAGCGATTCCCCGCGATCACAGAAAATATCCGGATGATTGCTCAGACAATGCGCCAGGAATGTCCCCCCGCTCCTCACCGCCGCCACGATCACCGCCGGCCGCGCACTGTATTTCGTCTCATCGTTCTCTACCACACTACCCATCCGCCCCCTCTATCCTTCCGATCCGTGTTCATCCGTCCCATCCGTGTTCATCCGCGTGCTAATCCGTTGACCCGCAGCACCATCAACCCCCCACTCCACCGCCCCGCGCACGCCCGCACCGATGTATCCAGCGCCTCCCTCATCGCACATTCGTGCCACGTGCGCCCGTCCTGATCCTGCACCCGCATGAACCAGGCCTCATCCGCGCCCAACCTCCCCGCCCTCACCTGTTTGTCCAGGCGAGGATTGTAGCCCAAAGGGGCGGTGACCACCGCCATGCCCCCCAACGCCAGGAACGACCGAAACCGCGCCAGCACCTGGCTGGGCCGCGTCCGAGCCGTCGCCTTCGCATACTTCCCAAACCCAATATGCTCGATCGTAGAAATGCTGATCAGCAGGTCCACCGGCTCCTCCGGCCTCCACACCATCACGTCCGCATTGATCGCCCCCGCCTCCTGCAGATCCACCACCGGCCAGGTCACCGGCCCATAATGCGCCAGCACATTCCCCACCTCCAGCACCCGCGCCCCCTCCGCCCGTTTCCCTAGAAACCATCTGACGATGGGAATCTCCACCCGTCGCATATTCAGCGCCGTGTGATTGTAGCGATGGTCGAAATACTCCAACGTTAGCTCATTCCACCTGAACGTACTCACCATCCACCTTCCGTCCGCGTTCATCCGCGTTGATCTGCGTTCATCCGCGTTCCCGCTTCCGGCGCTCCCCGTGCTCCCGCTCCCATTGCCGCACCATCCCCCACGCCTCTGGACTGTCAATCCTCCCCGGGATCATCCCCTTCCACCTGCGCGCGTCCCCAGGATAGTGCATCACCCCCGCCGTCTCCAGCCCCTTGCAGTATTTCCCGAACGTATTCCACTCATTCCCCAGCCACAGCGTCTTGAGCGGATCCGCATACAGCGCCCTCAGGAGCGCCCCCTGATCCCGCTGCGCATACTCCTCCCATTCCTGCTGCCAGCGCTGGAAAAAGCGCGCCACCCGCTCATTGTGGTGCCGGAACGCCCACACGCCGCCGTTGATCTGCAAGGCATGCAGCGTCCTGATTTCCTGCTGAATCTGCGCCAGTTCCCGCTTATTGTTCCTTCTTTCAAATGAGTGCATCGTGTCCATCAGGTGCGGGTCCTTGCAAATGACAAACTCCCACCCCGCCTCGATCCACTCGAAAAACCGGTAGATCGGCGCCACAACCTCCGTATCCGCATCGAGGTATAGCACGGCCGTCCATTCTGCCGGGCTCAACTCGTATGCCTTCAACTTCGCCCGCCGCCCGCCCACGTCGCTGTCCGGCTGCCGCACGAACACGTCTTCACCCCCAAGCTTGCTGGCCCCGCACACACACACCGGAATATCCGGCATGTGCTTCCTGATGCTGGCCAGCAGCCGCTTCGCGCTCTTCCGCGATGGGCCTCCAAACGCCACCACGTAAATCCCTCGCGTGCTCCCCGTGCCCCGGGCCACCGGCTTCACTATTTTGATGACCGGCACTCGTTGCGTGCCCCGCATAGCCTCCCCCTCCACGATCCCAGCGTCCACCTGCTCCTCCCCCAGGAGGATGGACAACATCCCGGCGTGCGCCTCGCACCACCCCGCCACGCTGTACGGCCCTGTGGCGGCCCGCAGGGCCTCGCGGTCGAACGTTTCCGCAACTGCCGCCTCCAGCGCCCCTACCAGGCCCTTGGCGCTGCCCCGCTCGTACCTGTGGATCCCGGGCGCATCTGGCAGTTCGTCCAGAATCCCCACGCCCCTGGGGATTACCACCCGCACCCCGCACGCCAGCGCCTCCAGCACCGGCATCGGCCCCCCCTCCACCCGGCTGGGGCACACGAACACGTCCAACCCCTGAAAAAACGCCGGCATCTCCGCCCACGCATACCGCTTCATCGGCACCGGCCAGCCCCGCCCCGAGGCGCGCCATTCAACCCGCTTTCCAACCTTCGACGCCACCACGGCCGCGACCAGGTCCTCGCCTTTCCGGTGATTCCTGTACGTGTACCCGCTGAACCCCACCACCGGCCGCTTATGCTTCTGTGCGCTCACAATCACGAAACGATCCCGCTCGAGCGGGAGAGGCGGCTGAATCGTCGGCCCGAACTTACTCAGCGGTTCCGCGTACAGCCGGCACATCGCCACGCGCAACTGCACCCGTGACGCCACAGCATCCCACAGCCTGGCCTTATCGTTGCCGGGTGGCTCCTCCTCCCGGTGCGTAAACATCGCCGCGACCGGCACGCTCGGCCACGGCTTGCACATCTGGGATTCGAAGTAGCCCGAAAGATAGACTATGTCCGCGTGCGAATCGGGCGCTGGGGTCAACGTCCAGCCGTTGTGGTCGCGTAGATACCGCGCGAAGCGCGGAATCACGCGGTCATCGTTGAGATTCCGGCACACCACATTGACCCGCAGCGCCATCCACAGCTCCCAGCCCCCGTCCCGGGGGCATCCTCACGCCAACTCAGCGTTCACGAACGCCGAGGGGCGGATCAGCCCAAAGGCGGCCCGCATCTCGGCCAGGATCGCCACCATGTTCCGGATGAACCAGTCATCGTGGCTATCCGTCGCCGTGATCGTCGCCTGCTCCCGGTCCCACAGGACCGCTTTCCGCCAGTTCGCCAGCCAGGCCGAGCCCGCCGCCACGTGGAAGCTCTGCACCACCGGCGCGCCCCACAGCCGGGGCATACCCTGCGCCAGCGGCCCGCCCCAGTAGTAGCGGCCCTGCAAATCCTGCAGGAGGTCTACCGTCTCCCAGTCCGTTGGGGAGAACACCCACGCGGTCGGCACCTGCCGGCCCGTCACCAGCAAAGTCGTCAGCGCCTGCCGGGTCGTGGTCAGGATGTCCACATTGAAGGCCTGGGTCAAGGTCCCCGGCTGGTTCGCCAGCCCCAGAAAGTTCTCGCCCACGCCGTTCCCGTTGAACAGTTGGTCTTCCAGGGCGTCCACCAGATCCTCGCGCAGCTCCTGATCAATCAGGCCGCGGATCTGCGCCGCATCGGCCAGCGCCCGTTTCGTCGCCCCCACGTAGACGGCGATCGTCTTCACGATCTCCGCTACGCGCTCGAACGTCATCGCCCCCTGCGGCTTCTCGCCGGTGATCTCACCGGTCGCGCCGCTCGGATACTTGACGTTCGCCTCCGCCACCGGCGCGGCCTGCGTCACCTGCGCCGTCTGCCGCACGAACTCGACTGTGTCGGAGCCCGTCTGGCGCACGTTGATCAGATCCCTGAGCACGGTCAGGTACCGCCCGATCGGCTCATAGATCCCCGTTTGCTCGGCGACCACGAACGCGCCCGCGCTCGTGTCATCCAGCCCAGTGATCAGCTCTTTCCTGCCCCACAGGCCAAAGTCCTTCACCATCACGGCCGGGGACATCCCCAGCCGGCCGGTGCTGAACTGCCCCGTAGGCGCGACCTGCTTATACCACGCCTGCCAGGTCGCATCGCCCAGGAACCGTTGCCCCAGCGTCCCCTTGGCCCGCTGCGGCTGCGGCTGGGTCCGCGTATCCTGCTGCTGCATCCCGCTCAGCAGTTGGCCCAGCGCCGCCTTCAGATTGGCGTCCCGCTTATCCGTCTTGACTTCATCCCGGACCTGCATCGCCTCGCCCATGAGCTTCGTGGCCTGGGTGTGCTCCTCATCGGTCAAGTTGCGGTCCTTGGCCGCGTCCAAGATAGCCTGTGCTTGCTGCAACAGGCTGAGCATTCGCTCCTGCTTGTCCATATCTACACCTCCGTAGAAAGTTTCAGAATCTCCAATTGAATCTGTATATCGCGCAGTGACCATCCGCTCGGCTTACCGTCCCCGGCCTCGCCTTCGTGATCGCCACACTCATCGTATGCAGCGCACTTCTCCGTACCATGCTGCTTACCATGCTCCTTCACCCACGCCTGCGCTTCCTCGACCGTCCAGTGCTCCTTATCGAACAGATATGATTGGACAGTCGTCTTCGTCTCCCCCT